CGGTACTACGCGTTGCCGGTGCAACTACATTCGAAGGTTTGCGTTGGGCGGGTTTCTCCGATTCCAACGAATTATCCCCAAAGTTCTCAGGGAATCGTTTCTGCATCGTTTCATCTATACGACGGTAATATTCGTCAGAAGTAGGGTTTATGCCACTCCTAACTAATCTTTCATGTACTCCTAAAGCTAATGAAGTCATTTCTTCATCTTTACCAAACCAAGTATTTTTTGTTTGCCAAGCTTGAGCTCTAGCATCTGGTTGTGGTACTTGAGGACGCACTGGTTGTTGATTAAACTCTACACTACTTTCAGGAGTTTGTGAAGGGGCATATTGTGGTTTTAATGCTGACGCCTGCGACAATCTCATTTGAGCGCTATTCATTGCTCCTTGAGCTTCAATTATCTTCTCTGTGTCACCAGCATCATAAGCTTCACGATAATCTCGTTTAGCTAAACTTAATTCACTTTCCGCAGATTTTACTAATGTCTTAATATAATCTTCTTCGCCTGTGCTTAACGTAGTTTGAAGTCTTTTATTTTGCTCATAGACTTTCTGTGCGTAAGCAATAGCTTCTTCTTTTTCACGCGCTGCTTCTTCTTTAGCTCGTCTTTCGTCATGCCACACTTTTTTAAGCTGAGACATACGTTGTTTAACACGTTCAGAATACCCTTCAGTTAGATCTTCATTTTCTAGCTCTTCTACCATTTCTTTAGGTAAAGGTTCTTTACCTCTATCAGCGGCGGGAGTATCGTCTTCTTCTTCAACTTCTAAAGCTAATTCTTCTTGTTTAGGTTTTTCGGCTTCTACGCGTTCTACATCAGCAGTAGATTTTTCTGGCTTTCCTTCTTTTTTATTTAATTCTACTTCAACTTCTTCACCTTCCATTTCTAGTTCTTCGGGCACTTCATTAATTATTTCAGCCATGCTAATCTCCTATGCGCGTTCGTATCCGCGTGGGTCATCGACCACTGCTTCTACGGTATCGTCGTTAATAATGCGGAATTCTTTTCCGTGAATTTTAATTCTAGTTCCTGAGTAAGCACGAGTTATAACGAAGTCACCTTCTTTACACCAAGCGCCTGACGGAAACCTAGCTTCATCTTGGTAAGCTAAATCTCCTAGTTGCATAACAAATAAGACTACCGTTGAGTGTTCTTGTATTTGTTTTACAGCATCTGATTTAATAAGACCGCTTTCGTAAGCTTCGTCTGCTTCAGGTACCATACATAAAATACGATAGCCTTTAACATCAGGTAGTTGAGCAGCTGCTTTTTCTATAGCCTCTTGTTCACTAACTTGTTTACCTTCAGTGGTTTTAGTGTTTTTTGGTTTTTTGATTGGTTTGCCACCAGCGTTTACTATAGTTTTATCTGGTGTAGCTAAAATATAGTCGCTTTGAATATTAGGGTCTATACTCATTTATCGCTCCTTCTAGTGCTTATTTTAACTACACTATCTGTAGGAGTAGACTCAAAGTCTTCTTCTTCTTTTTTGTGCACCACCAGCATATCACCAATCATCATTTGAACTGTATCAAAACCTCTAATCTGTCCACATGCATGTTGATAACCTGCAAGGTCAGCGGTGCCTCTAGCCATATCTTCTGTTATTTCATTGCGTCTTTCTTTTATCTGGCTGGATAAAAGCATAAGCGTTTCTTTCTCTGCCATTTTAATCCTTTATATTAGTTAGTGTTATCCTCATCTTTAGTTTCTTTTATCTCAGTTTCGTCTTTCAACTTTTGCACATGTGCAGTAGTTTCATTACGAACCATAGATTCTTTTTCGCGCAGGTTAATATCTTTTTGTTTATTAACTGCTGCTGCTCCTAATTTAGCGCCTTCTAAAACTTCTTTAGTGTTTATTTGTTTTTGCTCCATCTCTGCTTTAGCTCCAATCTGAGCTCCAACAATAGTTTCTTGTGAAGTGATTCTAGCTTGCTCAAGCATAACGTCTTTTTGAACTTCGACTGTAGCCTTTTGTTTATCAAGCTCTAACTTAGCTTTATCTAATTCAATGTCAGCCATAGTTTTTTGTGCTTTAACTTTAGCTTCTTCTTGTTTAATTTGTAGTTCTGCTTTTTGCATTTGCAAGATTGGATCTTCTGCTTGCTTCTGTTGTTCTTTTTGTTGCTCTTCTGCAGTATTATCTTGTAATACTTTTCCAGCAGCAGCTGCAGTTAATCTAGCTACTTCATTTTCAATATCAATTGGAAGCGGTTCATCAGCTGGAGGTAGTGGTACCCCTAATCGTTTCTCTATTTCTATTCTGTATTGGAAAGCAATATGTTCTGCAACATGCGCTTCCATAGCTGCGACAATCATCCCTGCTTTTTGACTTTGACCTACCATCTGTTTAATTTTAGGATCTTCTGCAAAAGCCATATGCACTGCAATGTGTGCTTCATGGTCTTGGTCAAGAAATGCTTTAACTGGTTTGCCATTAATAATATTCATATTCTCAGATACAGGGCCTAACTGTTTAATATCTTTATCATCAGGTATAAGTTTGTTAGCGTTCTTAACTCCTAATACATCCAACATTTGTTTATTAAGTTCTGGTAAGTCATATATATCTGGATTTTGCTGTGCCATTTGCATAACTGCTTGGTACTGCACAACCTTCTGCGCCATAGTTGCAGCATTAGGATCAGCTACAGGAATTAGTTGTACCTTATCGTAATCTGCTTGTTTAGCTCCTGGTGTTCCAGTTGATGGATCATATTGATAATTAGGGTCGGTATAATCTTTAATGATAGTTTTAAGTAGTCCAAACTCTTTTTTCATAGAGTAATAAATACGAGCATTAACTGCTGACATTACTTTGAGAGTTCGTTCTAGTATGGCAAGTGTAGAACCTACTGGAGAGTTAGATGACATATCAGATACTTTCATATCTGCTGCAGTAGCAAAGCGTCTACCTTCATCAATAATTTTATCCATTAAAGCAGCTAGCACTTGACTAGGTTCTTTATAAGGGAGTAACATTATATTATCGCGGATAGATCCAGCTGGTGCGTCAACATCACGAAACTCTGCTGGGGCAATAGGAGTATCGTCACCTTTGATACGTAAACCTCTTGCTTTAAATCCACCTGGGAGATTTGATAATGTACCTGCATCTACTAACTGTCTTAATAGCATTGTGCCTGATTTTGAGAATCCACCAATTAGGTGTATCAGACCAAAGCAATAAAATCCAAAACCAGGAATATAACCATAGTGAACAAAATGTTCTCTACGCTTTTTCATACTGTCGTCTTGATTGTAATTACGTCGAATAGCTAATATTTCTGAAGTGCCTTTATCTATAGTAACTATATATGGAAGTGCTATTCCTGTTTTTCTTTTTCCATCTTTATCTTCGTAACCTTCTAAGTCAAGGTTAACATTCATTTCTAATATTTTATATCGGTCATCATTGGTAGCATCAAAGCCCATTTGCTCTGCTATTTTTTTCTCTACTTCATCTAAATCGTAGTTAGCTTCACCAAGATCTACATCACGATAAAAACCCATTTCTTGTAGATAGTGTAATTCTTGTTTTGTTTTACGCATAACATGTGTTACACGTTCAGCTGTTTCTAAATTAGATGCACCGTAAGGTACCACCATATCTTCAGCAGGGACAAAAACAGATACTTGACGTTGGAGCGCTGGATCATAATAAACTTTTTTAAACGCATTGCCCGCTAAACCTAGTCCCCATAACATTCTTTCATGTTCAGGTCGGTACTCTGGCATTTTATCCATGAGCTGATAGTTCATATTCTCTTGTACACGAGCAGCAGCTTCTAAACACTCGTCTGTTTCTTTACCAATAATAGAAGTTTTTACAGGGCCTGCAGCTGGAAAAGTCTCCATCATAGTTTCAGCTTGGAATTTAACTAATGCTTCGGAAAGAAGTGGGTGGTATACAGCACATGCACCTTCCCATGGTTCGGTGCGTTCTTCTATTTTAAGACCTAATAATTCTAAGCCATCAACATATGTTTCTAGCCAGTCTTTTCTAGAGTTAAGGTCATTAGTAAAATCTTCAAGTAAATCAGAAGCTAACTGATCCATATATTGTTCATCTAAATCTTCAGCTAAGTTTTTATTAAACTCATCATCTTTCATGGCATCAGGATCAATAGTTAACTCCATATCTCCTGCTTTAATAGTTACTTCTTCAGGATCAACTATTTCAATTTCAATAGCTTCTTCCGATTCAGCCATTTCTTCAACTCCTACTGGAGCTGCGTATAGTCCCTTATCTACATCTGCCATAATTTATCCTTATATTACATCGCATAATATTTTTTATTGTTGTGTCCTCTAAACATCTGTATATCATCTTCTTCATCACTTGGCAAGCGAATAAATCCACCCTGCCTAAACCGTGCTAATGCTAAAGTTGTTGCATCCACCAAGTCATCATTTGCTCCTGCTGGAAAATCATTACATTCTTCTATAACTTCACGTGCCCATCGTCTATCTGGAGCCCAAACAATGCCTGAACTAAACAAATCTGATACTGCATTTACCCGACTGATTTTGTCTTGGCCTTTTCCTGGTGTAAATTCACCCACTGGAATACCCATTCTTCTAAATTCTTGATAAAGTGCAGCACCGTTAGATTTTTTTTCTACAATAAAAGCGTCAGGCTCTTGTTCTTTGTACTCATCAATACAAAGTTGTTTTAACTCTGGAAACTCTAACCGTTCTTTTATTGCATTAAGTAATATTATATTATAATTATTAGTATCTTCGTTAAAAAATACGCCCCAAGTAGTTAATGCATTGTAATCGGCTCTATTATTAGCTTCTTGTGCAGCATCAAGTGTCATTATTATAAATTCACAACTAGGCGGATCTTCTTCTTCCCATATTTCCCACCATTCTCGTTTAATTAACGCACCTTCTTCAGATGTTGGGTTTTGTAAGTACTGAGCGTTCCAATATCTTACATCCAAAGCTGCTCGTCTAGCTTGTAATTCTTTTAAAGGCCAAAACTCGGGCCAAAGTGGTGTTTCTTCTCCACGTTTATCTTCTAAAATTGCTGGAAACTCTACTATTTCCCAATCATCTACGTCATCATTCTTAATCATTTGGTTAACTATCTGTCCTGTCAGGTCTAATTTAGACCATCTAGTCATAACCACAATAATAGCACCACCAGGCATAAGCCTTTGCAAAGGTCCAGACTGAAACCACTCCCAAGCAGGAAGAAAAACATCTCCTTTACCCAGCTTTGCGTCTTGTTCAGAGTGTGGGTCATCGATTATAAAAAGGTCAGCGCCCCTACCAGCAAGAGCACCCCCAACACCAATAGCAAAATACTCGCCATTATAATTAGTACCCCATCTCGATGCCGATTTACTATCCGCTTGCAGGCTGATATCAGGGAAGATGTCCTTATACGGGTCTGAACCCACAAGATTTCGGACTCGACGACCAAAATTAACCGCAAGATCAGCAGTATGAGATGCCATAATAACTTTCTTAGCCGGGTGGTTGCCCAAAAACCAAGCCGGCGCCAGATAGGATATGAGTTCAGATTTGCCGTGTCTAGGTGCAATATTGACGATAACTCGTTTGCGTTTGCCCTGAGCGATTTCTTCAAAGAGTTTAGCAAGCTTGGCATGATGCGCTCCTACTTTGTAATCTGGGTATACATGTTTTATAAAATCTAAAAATTTTGCTTTCCCCTTCTGCTGCGTTAATTCTTTTTTATATTGTTGTAATAATAATAAGTTTTTTCTTCTATCACTTTCAGACATATAAGGTAAAGATTTTTGTAGTAGCTCCAAATCATCATGACTAATCATTAATCTTAGTCTCTATTACTTCGCCTTCAATCACTGTGCCTTTTAACTGTTCTATAGTTTCTAATAATTCTTTTTCAAGCTCGTCGCCAGATTTAGTAATGTGAGTTACTTCTGTTTTTCTTTTGAACGCGTCAACGCCATCCATTTCTCCTATCATGCGAAGAGCCATTAGTTTTTCTTTTGGGTTGTCAGTAGCTTCGTGTACTTTAACTGCGTTATTTAAAACATACAGTTTATAATCCGCCATATCTTTTACTAGCATACAGTTGGTTTGAGCAACCATGCCAGCTAGGTAAGCCATAGTTTCATTTGGGTAACTACCAAATTCAGGTTTTAACTCTGGGTGCTCCATCATTTGTTTAGCTACTTGGCTTGCTTCTTCTTTGTTTTCTGTAGTAGGTTCTATAGGTTCTCCTAAAATATCTGCTACTACTTTAATAGTTTCTGCTCGTACTTCTATTTCTTCATCTACAGACATATCGTCCATAGCTTCTTTTTTAGATTTAGGTATAGGAATTTGGTCCTCAATCATAGGCACCACTACTAGGGCGTTTGCATGCTTGAGCAATGGACTGTCTGTAACTGAGGTTTGATCGTTAGTTGTTGCCATGTGTTCGCTGTTACACCTTAATTAATTTTGCAGCTATGACCGAAGTATAACTAATAAATTAACGCAAGGCAACCAGCAAAGGCTAACAAAAAGATTCCTGTATATATAGATATGTTTTCCATACCCGTATTCTAACGGAATCCCTTTGTTCATGTGGTAATAAGAATCATTCGTGTTTTCATAGTACTGGTCCAGTGTTATGAAGTTTTTGAGATTTTTTTGCAGAAAATTTTTTCTATATGCCTTTTTAAATCAATAGGGGGCTATGTGTAAAGTAAGGGGGGTGGGGGGTCGGAACTTCAGAAATTCGTTTGGTTATTTGTGCGGATTAGAATGTATATAGAATATTGTGACTACTAGAATATTTTGCGTAGGTGGGGGTAGGGTGGGGTTCGGCTCGGCTCAACCTGTTTTCTTTGCGTGTGCGTTTGCGTGTGTGCGTGTGTGCGTTTGCGTGTGCGTACGCGTACGCGTTATGTTGTCTTTTACGTAGGCGTACGCCTACAGACCAATAAAAGCCTTATGAATCAATGGCTTAGGCTATATGTTCTCATTGTAGCCAGATAGAAAACCGCTACGTTCTCTTGTAACTCATTGATTCATAAGGCTTGTTCCCGTTGTAGCCGTTGTAGCCGTTAGTTTTTAGGGGATTGGGGTAAAAGAAAAGCAATCAAGCGTCTTGATTGTGCAATGTATCGAAGATTAATCTTTAAACCTTCCGCTCTACTTTTGGACGGGTACAACGGGAACAAATACCAGCTGATTAAAAAATAAGCAGAGTTAGAAAAATAAACAATAAAATATAAAATATAAAATAATTATAATAATAACAATAA